ATGGCGGATGATTTGAGGGGTGTATCAAAAAGGCTCAATCTTTCACTGGATGACTACATTAGTGATATGAAAAGAGGTGATTCAAGAAAAATGGAAGATTCAAAAGAAATTGTAAAAAAAAATATAAAAAGAATGGAAGACATTCTAGATGAATTAAAAAGAAAGTTAAGATGAAAAGAATTATAAGACTTACAGAATCAGATTTGGCTCGTATCGTTAGACGAGTTATCAAAGAAAATGAAGAAGAGTGGATTTCTTCTTCCTCTGAAATGGACCTTGAATCTGACTACTCAAAAGTAGAATTAGAAAAAATGGCTCTTGAACAAGCAGAAGACGCAACAAATAGTTTAAGTGAAGAGGAAATGGAAATTTTAAATAACTTTATAAATTCAGTAAGTCCCGAAGAGTTCACAGAACTTATCGAAGATGAAATCAATAATTTAGGTATGGGTCCCATTACAGAAGATGAGAAAGAAGATTTGGGTATGAGTGATGAGGAATATCAAGTTAGAACAATTATTGATAAGGTTATTCGCGGCACTGCCGCAGTTGCAGGTTTGGCAATTGTTCCGGCAGCCATGTTTGTTGGTGCTGGAGTGGCGGTAGCTTTAGGGGTTACGGCAATGGCCACAATGTTACTTAAAGACGTTGCTTGGTGGAGACCACAGGGTTATGACAAACATAAATCAAGTGTTTATCATAGAGCCGCGGATAAGGCCAGAAGAGAAGGTGGTAACTATTAATAATTACTGAGTAGTTCATTTTATTTCGAAAGCACATCTCATAGGTCGTTTTGTTCTAGTCGCATCTTCAGGGTTTCCAATTACAACACCATCTTTAATTGTAAATGCGTGTTGTCTAACCAATACAAAAAATGTTCCTTTTGGATTTTGTTTAACGAATGTTCCAACGGTCATGTTTCTTTTTTTAGTTACACCTTTTACAGTAACATTATACACAAGTGACCCTAACATTTGATGATTATGTCTTACTCCGATAGTATAGATTTGTTTTCCATTAACTCTAATTAACTTGTCTACCATTTTAACAAGAGTTGTTACAGTTCCGTAAGTTCCTTTTTTTGGTTTTCTTCCAAACTCATCTGCAACGTATTTGTGAGCGAAGTCATAAGAAACATCGAATGAAGACGCGAATGCTCTTACAACACAATCACCTCTTTCACTTTTAGCAATTACAGATTCAGTATATCCTTTAATCGCGTTTCCTGTCTTTTCGTATGGTAGTTTGTTTTTCATATGACAAAGATAAGAAAAATAATTGACTGCAGAAAAAAGGTGTTGAAATTTTTTCAACACCTTTTGTAAATTTACGAAGTCGCAACGGGATTTGAACCTGTGACACGTCCACTGAGGGATTGCTCTACCATCTGAGCTATACGACTTACATTATCTATTAACCTGAATTAATAATAATTTTTATATTTCAGATTGTAAAGCAAGTTTTTCTTCATATTCAAAATATTCAATCATTTCTTTAATGTATTGAAAATAATCTTCTGAGTTAATAAACTCGTAGTGTTGTTGTTCAAAAATGTCTTCCATAAAAAAATTAAAAATTAAAGTGAATAAAAATAAAAATCTTTCGTATCGTCTGTTCTATGTAGGTCGTATCCATACTTTTTATACAAGTTTTGAGCCGGATGGTTTTCTCTTTGTGTAATTAGTGTGACGTAATCTAAACCACAATCTTTGGCCGTTTTATGCGCAGTATCAAGAAGTGTTTTAGAGTGTCCCTGACCTCTATAGTTATCCATTACAAACAAGTCATAAAGATAAGAAGAATTATTGTCATTAAAAAAATCTTTATCACAATTTTTAACACACCATTCATCTTTGTGATTGAGTCTTGGGATGTCATAATCTAAATCATGCCCATTAGACATGGATATTAAATGAATATATCCAATAAGGTCACCATCAGGTGTTCTAAGTTCAATTCTTTTTCCAAATTGGTCGTTTATTTCGCCAAAAAAGGATATATCATTTTGAACCTGTTCATACATCAGGTTTTTAATTCTTTTGACTTGTTCGTTAAGTTTCATAAAAATAAATATATTGTTATGAAAATAATTTATAAATTAGTAGTCCCGTCAGGATTCGAACCTGAATCAAAGAGGTAGAAGCTCCTTATGTTAATCCATTACACTACGGGACCATAATATTTAAACCTTTTTAACTTCGTATCTGTGACCTGAATCTGTGTTTACGTTTAAGATTTTTGACAATTCATCCGCATCTTCTTTTTTGTCAAATTCTAAAACTTCCCCGTGTGGATCTAACATTATTACAGGAAAAACTTTCTCGTCTCTAATTTTTACGTGTTTAATTATTACATACATAGAACAAATATATGAAACTCATATAAAAAAACAAACCCCCAATTATAAAAAAGGAGGGTTCAATCAAATGTTTTAAGTTATTATAATCCTGTTTTATATTTTTGGGTAGAGCCGCTATAATTTATTTTGACTTTTTTCAAATCTCCCTGTTGATTGTATTTTGACACAATTTTACCTCCATCTATTTTTTGAACATTTCTACCAACTTTACCTTCGGGGTTAAAAAGTTGTGAAACTCCTTTTCGCGCCTCATCTTGAGAATTATACCCTTGTCCATTATTTGTTGCAGAAACATAATAGGGACTATTTGAATTAAACATTTCAATTTTACCGTTTGATGTGTTATGATATTGAACATAAAATTTACCCGCGGGTATTGTTGTAAAACCTTCTTCACATGTATTTCCGCTACTCTGAATTACTTGTCCCTTATATAAATTTCCTTTAGGTTCTCTGTCCCATCGACATAATGTTTTTTCAAGTTTCATTATATAAACATTTCCAACTCCATCTATTTGGTCTTTAAATGGTCCTTCGACTTTTATATATTGTTCATTAATTAATCCTTTTTTGAATCCTCCATATAAATTTAAGATTCTTATTTTTTCATCTTCACTGATAGTAAACTTTTTCATATTACATTCCAATAATCAAATCTTCAAAGTTGAACCCTTTTGTTTTTTTTATATCATCATTTAACTCATCATACATGAAAGATTTAACGACGGAAATTATTGATTGTTCAGATTGTGCTATTTTTGTTTCCATCCAATCTTCCAACTGCTCGCCTTCTTCCATCATTTCCCACATTTTGTGAGCCAAAGTTGCAATTGTGAAAAGTTGTTGTTTTGCCATATAAGAACCTCTATCATGATTTTCATGAAGAGATTGTTTAATTTTTTCTAATTGAGATTCTGTGATTATAATTTTACCCATGTCTTTATTTTAATTTTTTAAAAGTTATTACCAAGTTTTACAAGCCCAATATCTTGGTTTCCAACGTGGGCCAGGATTATCACAATTGTGTCTTGCTCTAAATGAACGTCTTCTTTCAGGATTGTTCTTTTTAATAACCATTCGTTTTCCTTTTGCTGATTTTCCACCAAAACCAAAGTTTACTTTAACAACTTTTCCTTTGTCGTTTTTAACATAAACTTTAAACTTCTTGATGTCACCTTGCAGGATTTTACCAAGTTGGACTTTTCTTCCTTGATATTCAGCTTCTTGAAGTAAATTAACGTCTTCTACTGAACCATAAATGTCTTCGTAGATAAAGTCATTAGTATTAATGAATTCCTCCATTAAAACCTTCTTTATGATTGATTCTATATTCATATCAATAAATATCATATAAATAAAAAAAGGTGGAATATCTTCCACCTTAATTTTGGGTCAACAAAGATTAGTGTCAACATCTCTCCACCACTTTGTTTTTATAGAACAAAGAAACTACCCTTCTAACTTAGATTTAGCAACAACAACTTCAGCCATGGACACTTCTTTATTTGTCCCCAAAATTAATGATTCTTTTATCATCGCAAATGGTATATGAATTAAAAAATCCTTACCATTATAAGTTGTAAAATCTTCTTTCAAGGAAAGAGATGAATGAACCATATTCAAAAATATTTTAAACTGAATTTCATCCACAAAAGTTTCATTTAAAATTTCACCATATTTTGGGTGAACAAGAAGTATGTTTTTTACTGTTGCCATATGTTTACAAATGTAATTGTTTTTTTTTAATAAACCAAATTTTTTTATTCAATTATCCATTTAATTTTTGATAAAGTAAGTGCATCATCAACATTCATGTATTTTAATTCATTATAAATGTAAGTGGTAATCGCATCTCTATATCTTCGGTTCATTCTTTTGACTCCACGAATAAAATCTTGTCTAATATACCATTGGGAACATTTGTTTTGTTCCATATACTTGCTATTTTTAACATCAATTTCAACATCAACTTCATAGACAAAATCTTTTTTTACCCAAGTATACCGGTTTTTATATTTTCTAATTGAAGTAATTTTTATTGTTGAATTAATTAAGACTGCCCATGTATCAGGATACCCATGATAAGGGTATCCATTAGTTTTTATTTCTAAGGTTTTACAGTAATTTTTTATAAACTTAATGTCTTTGTCTTTTAGTACGTATCCTGTTTTATATGCGTTTTCCATACAACAAAGATAGTAAAAAAAATTAAACGCACAAAAAAATGGATAAGTTTTTCCTTATCCATCAAATTTTTTACCGGTGGGCTCCATTAAAAAAAACGCTGAGATTACACGTTTGTTGTGAGAACCTTTAGAGTCATTATCGTTTCTACTCTTATCCACTTCCTTTTGAGAAGTATTTCTCAGTGACGGTCTTTTAGGTTTACCATTCCTTGAGGTTTGAATTACTCTCATCTTACTTGACTCTTTTTGAGGATGCCTCCCCAATTCGTCCTTGCGGGACTAAAGGTTTTTCGGATAATTACACGTCAGCTTGGGACCTTCGTGTGCAATGAACGGCTCATTACTATGTAGTCACCTTTCATTCAAACCTGACGGACACTTTTCCTTAATTTATTCTTAATGGTTATTAATTATAATAATAAGTTTTTGTGTTGTGGATTGTCGAAGTAGTGGTCCGCCACCCGAGCTGACCTATCTTTTGAACAAGTCAATACTCAACTACTCCGTGAAATGTCCCCATTTCCATATTTCAAGACTACTTCGAAACAAATCTTTTGGTAAAGACTCATTAAGGTTAATAACGACACCACTCGTACTTTAACATACCTTTCAGTTTTAAGTATCCTTTAATATTGGAAAACGCAATAATGAAATTGGATAACTTCATTTTTTGCAAATATTCCTACGGGTTATTCCTATTGGTGTTCCCACCTCAATCAGACGACCCACATCGCCCAATCATTTAACCACTTTTCTTACAGCGTTGCCCTCAGTACTCAAGGTTAAACGGTTTCCCGCTTGTGTACTCGACCTCGATTGTCCGAAGACAATCAAGACGCAAATCAGTTACACTTCTGACTTACTTTATACCACTTTCATGGTTTATTTTAGTGGACCATACACGGCCCATTGAACTCTTTGTTTCACAAATTTTAAAGAAAAGGGGGTTAATCTTTTATTTCAAATTTTGTTTGAACAATTTGTTCGTTAGAATTTCAAAGAACTTACCATTTGAATACCGAGTATCTTTCATCTCCTTCAGGTTTCAAATGTTTTACAAAGTTATGTCTTTTATTTTAAAAAAACAAGTCTCTGTGAATTTTTTTTAAATATTTTCTACAAAAACTTTTACCGTTCCGTGGTAGTTTGCTCTTATACTTGCAAAGACTTCATTTGACGTATAAAGTTTTTTTCCTTTATCATCAAAGTAATAGAAAATCTCTGAAGTGGTGATTAAATCTTCACTCATATTTTCAATTTTTCAAATTATACAACGGGACGTTTCCCAATTGTTTTACAAATTTAAAACTAATATTTCGATTAGTCAAATAAAACAATAAAAATTTATTAAAAATTTTTGAGATAAGTATAAATATATCAATGATTACAAAAAGTTGTTAAATCTTTTTAATTTTTATCAATTTTTCTTTGTAGAATATTAATAAACTTATTTCTCATATCAATTACCAAATCTCTACTGGTTCTTGAACTTGAAGTTTCTACGTAATCTGAATTAAATTTGTTTTCTTTTTTTAATTGTCTTATGGCCGCTTCTACCTGTTTTTCAGATAATCTTCTAAACCTTAAAAGTTGTTTTTTAATATCATTAACAAAATTATTATCACCATCATAATTTGCAATTGGTAACAATTCTTCAGGTAAATCTTTTGTATATGGTTTATCGTAACCACTATATACATAATTAATTCCTGATACATTTGTAATACATTTGTGTCCTCCTGAGTTTGCCTTTAAAAAATCGTAAGCATTTATTGAGTTATTTTCAAATGACGGTAACCCACCATAAATGGCTTCAAAATCTCTTGTTGTAAAACCAACAGATTCATCTGTTGCCTTTTTTTCTGCAATTTTTTTAATTATTTCATATGTCAATATTTCATTTTCTAGTTCAGGTTTGAAAAAATCTAAAACTTCATCTTTAATTTTACCTAAATCAATTCCTTTTAACGCTCTCTCTTTTTTATATGGATTACAAGAAGCTTGAACCATACCTACTTGACCTCCTAAACCTGTGACCAAAAAGTCTGCATCGGGATATAGTTCAAATGGAACATATCTATCATATGAACCTTTTTTCATGGACCCCAAATCCATCTGTGTTAAAATATTACCAACCACTTCAACACCAGAATTACTTTTAGTCCCTTCTTTTCTATCTATTAAGTATTTTTCTTGATTTTTAATCATAGTATCGATATCTACATAGTTTCTCTCTATAGCAAATTCTTTTATGATATTGTAGATATTTTTTATAGAAGGTTCGGCTCTCATAACCAAATCTTCCATAAAATTCGGATAGTTTTTATAAGCTAACAGTAATTTGTTAGTTACTAAACCCAACATAATCATATTATCTCGACTTGTTTTACTTTCATCAAATTTATATATAAAATTCATTACCATTTTGGGGGTTATGTCATGTGTTGCATAGTTAGCTGAATCCACCATTGAAATAATAGATAAATCGGTAGCGGTGAATAACTCTTTTGGTGATACTGTTTGTGATATTGTTTCTACATTTGACCTAGCACTTTTAAAACTGGTTGATGTTTCTTTTTCAACACCAACTTGACTGTCGTGGTGGTCAGTATGAATTTCAAACATAGGTTTCCCGTGTGCAAAATCTACAAGTACTGGCATTATTTCTCCACGAGCATCATCACTAATGTCTGCTCTCTTTATTGCCCATTCTTTTTCACCATATTGGATAACCTCACAATCAACAACTTTGAAACCTTGGTTTTCTAGATATTTTTTCATTGCAATTGCCGTTGCAACACCATCTAAATCTTGATGAAAATATATTTTAGCCTTTTTATATCTATTTAATAAATCATTTATGTTTCTAATACCTGATTCTGAAATAAGAGACTTTAGTTGATTTTCTGTGATTATGATTTTCATATATAAGTTTCTCCAATATTTGCTAATTCTTTAGAAGAATATTTATCCCCATTAGGTTTTTTCCCACCATTTGTAACTTCCCAACCAATCATTCTGTTTATAATAGTTTGTTGTATCGATTCATCGGTTAAAGGATTTCCAAGTTTATAATTACTTTCTTCAGGATTATTATAAAAATAAAGTTGTTTACCAACATCCCAATATGCCCAACTTTCACTCATGCCGGCTCGGCTAATTTCTTTATTCACTTTAGTTGTCATTAAGTCTTTAAACCTACTAATTAAACTTTTTACCAACGATTCAACTTCATTTGGGTCTTCTTTTGATATCGCTTCGGCGTATTTTCTCATACTACCACCAGTATCGACATTATTGTAACCAACATCACTGTAGTTTAGTTTTGATATGTATTGGTCAGCACTAATACTTTGTTTGTTTTTTTCAATGTTTGGCCGAGTAGTTTCAAAATTTGATTTTATTTTATTTGTACTACTTATTCTTTTTAATTTTAATGCCTTTTCTTTAAGTCCTGGTATTAAGTCAAGTAAATTGGTGTCAATTGTTAAATTAGAAAATACACTTCTATGCCAATTACATCTTTCTTTTCCTAAATACTCTTCATTAGACCCCCCACTGAAAATACATAAAACTTCTATTATTCCATCAATTTCTTCATCACCACAAAAATTATTTCTTACATAATCCTTAAACTCCCAGTCTTTTGAAAATAAATTTATTAATTCATCTAAAGATGTTGCATTTTCTATTTTTTCATATTGAGCAAGTCTACCCCCTGCTTCGCTAGCTTTTATTCTTAATTCTTGGTAATTATTATCATTTGTTTGATTTAATTGGTCATCAATTGATCTGTTTCTAAGATAACTCATATATTCGTCTGATATTTTTTTATCATCTTCTATACTTTCAATAATACCCATCATTTGTCTAATCCTTGATATTTCTACTATTAGAGTTTTCATAACATATAAATACCTTTAAAAAATGAAATTCAGTTTTTTTATATATTCTGTAATATATTTATATAATAAATTAGATAATTTATGAAACTTTTACTTGAAACAGAATTGTATCGTATGAAAAAAATGATGGGTATAATATTAGAAGAAGAAGACCCAAAAACAGAAGAAGAGTGTGATAAAAAAAGAGATACCGGTGCTAATTGTTATTGGTCTTACAAAAAAAACAAATGTATAACGTGCCCTGACGGTCAACGTTTGGATTATTATTCGGAAGTATGTAGTTCATGTGGTCCTGATGAGGTATTTGTATCAGGATTTGGTTGTGAAAAAATTTGTGCCGATGACGAATATTTTAATAGGGACAGTGGTGAATGTGAAAAAATACCACCAGGTAAATTTTATGATGGTAACCAATTACAAGATATTGATGAAGACATTCAAAAATTTTGGGATTTAGAAAATAAAAAAAGAGAAAAGGAAGGTAAATCAATATTAAATCCTTTTAATAAACCTGAAAATGAAGAAGACAGAAAGGATTGGGATGATATTTTTAAAAATGCAAACTTTTTTATGAATGAAGACAGGATTAACGGTGAAGAAAAAGGAAAGTCAATCATAAGATGGAACAAACAGACGGAGAACTGCTTGAACAGTGGCACTCCTCCGCCACAATTTCCATCATAATTCTTGGTTTTTAATTTCTTTCATTGTTTTGAAATATTCAACTCTTGTTTTTGCAATTTCAGAATAGTTTGGTGATAGTTCTATTCCTAACCATCTTCTACCTAATACTTCGGCTGCCACTAAACTAGTACCACTTCCCGCAAATGGGTCTAACACTACATCGTTTTTGTAGGATAATATCTTAATCGCCTTTGTTGGTATGTCCATCGAGAACGTAGCCTTGGTGAGTGACTTAGTATCCGCAAAGTAATTCCACTGACCATAAACAAGTTCAATAAATTCTTTTTTGTCTGATTCATCATATACTGTTTTTTTCTTTATTGTTCCGTCTTCTTGTTCTATTTCTGTAGGAACACCTTTCCACTGAGGTTCTCCTTTTACTTTTTTAATATGATGTTTTTTATAAGCTAAAATAACACATTCTTTTGGGTTATATATGTAGGGTGAAGATGGACTCATCCAAGAACCCCATGCTGTGGTCTTACTTCTATGTGGTGATTGTTCTTCAAGGTCAACAATACCAAAGAACCCATAACCAATCTCTTTCATAATTTGCCACATCTCTGAAACAAAAAAGATACGTCCACCTTTTTTCTGTCTGTTAATTTCATAAGGAATGTTAAGAGCAATTCTACCATCATCTTTTAATACACGATAAACCTGCATTAACCAATCACGACTGAAAATTTTATAATCCTCAAATTCAACATCATCATCGTGAACATCATAATCAATACCAACACCATAAGGACAACTAGTAACAACAAGGTCAACACTACCTTCGGGAAGTGTTTTCATTACTTCAATACAATCACCATTTATTATTTTTCCTGTTTCTATCATTTTAAAATATCATTTTTATCAATTCATATACTAATGTCCATACCATTATTAACCAAACTACTACTATGATTAATGCGGTCACTCTAAATCCTGTTTTCATCTCTATAAAATATTAACTATTATTTGTGCCAACTTATATCCTGTGAATGCTCCAACCGCAGCTGAACCGGGTAATACTATAAATTTACCTAATATTGTGTCGTATTTTTTCCTATTTACAATGTAAGATATTAGTATGTAATAAACAATATAATTAATTAAAACCATAAAGTCCAGTTCTTTTGCAACAAATACAACAACAGAGTTACCTAAAAATCCCCAAGAAAAATTTATAAAAGTTTCTCTAAGTAATTCTTTGGGAGTTGTGAGTGCATCCCAAACTGTAATTTCTTTATTAATTCCTGTTTTTTTCTTCAATTGTTTTGATGTAGTGTTCAAGGTACCAGAGAGCTTTTCTGAGGTCCTCGAGTTCTTTATCTTTTCCTTTTTTTCCTGCACGTGATATATATTTTATTGTATTTCCTAAACTAAATCCTAAATCCCAAGCATCAATCACTTTGATTACCTCGTATTCATTATTTTTTCCTCCGTAATGTAATGGGTGATTAACATGTTCCATTATTATTCCTCTTATCTATATTCTTTTAATAATTCATCTGCAGGTCTTGTTCCTTATTTACCATCCAAACTTTTTATATCAACTTTTGAATTCATTTTCATTGTGATTTCCATGAGTTCTTCGGCAGCATTCAAAGATTTTAAAACCTGATTAACAACTCTGTAAGAATCGGCATTTGATGCTGGTCTTCTATCTTCTAAATAACCTTTCCAATTTTCTGCAGTAGTTTTGGGTATTCTTATGGAAGCACCTCTATCTCCAACACCATAAGAATATTTATTAATACTTTGTGTTTCGTGTTTACCCGTAAGTCTCATTTCATTACTTGAACCATATTCTCTGATGTGGTCTTCGTGTCTAGAACCAAAAGTGTTAAAAATAGATTGAAAATATTCATAACCTCCTAATGTTCTCATTCTATCACTTGAAAAGTTTGTGTGCATTCCTGAACCATTCCAATCACCATTAATTGGTTTTGGGTGTAATACTATTTCATAGTTAAAGTTTTCAGACAATCTGTACAAGAAATATCTACTCATCCATAAATCATCAGCTGCGTTCAAACTCCCTTTTGAAAAAATTTGGTATTCCCATTGTCCAAGAGCAACTTCTGCATTTATACCAGTAATTTCAATACCATATAACATACATAAACGCATATGTTCTTCTGCAAAACTACGACCAACAACATTGTGACCAACTCCGCAATAATATTTACCTTGTGGTTCTAATCTAAAACCTGTGTCGTGTCCTAATATTTCATTTGTTTTTTTGTTTTTAATGAAATATTCCTGTTCAAATCCAAACCAAACATCACTTTGGTCATCGATTTTGGACCTCATGTTTGATTCATGTGGTGTTCCGTCAGGATTCATTACTTCACATAAAACATAAATTCTACTATTTTCTAAAGGAAATGATTTTTGCGAGTAATATTTAACAGGTTTAAGAATTATATCTGAGTTATCAGTATCTGCTTGCATTGTAGATGAACCATCAAAGCCCCATTCAGGAAATTTAAATTCTATTGAATTTAAATCCATTTCTTCCACTTTAACTTTGCTTCTAAGATTTGGTTCTGGCGTGTATCCATCTAACCAAACGTATTCTAATGTAACTTTCATTTTTGTTTTTTTTCTTTTAGACTTATATATAACTTTCTAATTTCACATCCCAATTCTGTATCGTTAGGATATTTTTCTATTAGATTTTTTATTTCTTTGACTAACTCTTTTTTTTTCATAATAAATTATAACTTATTTATCACTTTTTGTCAAACTAGGTTTACTTAAGATTTTAGACTGTTGTATATAATTTAGTATTTTTCTTTTAGATATTGGAAGAAGGGTTTCGTTGAAGGGAAAGTTGTTATCGTGGTTAACTTTGAAAAATATTAAATTATTGTGAATTGATGGTTCTTGTAAATTTTTAATTAATGTTTTTTTACCTTCAAATAAATCTGAAGATAAATTGTAATCATTAATTTCACATATTTTTTTAATTTGACATTTTAAATCTGACGTGTTTTTTTTAATTTCTTTTATATGAAATTCATATAAAAAATTTTTACCGTTATTTTCAATAACAAATAATCCTTCTTTTTTATCAAAACTTTTTAAATTATTAATAACACTAAGAGAAACACTATCATTTACTAATTCCCATATTGCCTTTGCTTGGTCAAAAAAATCTTGCAACTTATAAGATGAAAATTTACAAATTCTATAAAGTTCTAATATATCTTCTTGAGTCAAAGGTGGAATTTCTTGAGCAACTAAATCTGAGATTAATATTTCTTCATCTTTTTCTTTTATTTTTTTTGTTAGACTTAAAAACTGACCCTTTTGAATTATTAAATTAATGTTTGCCAAATGTAGAGATAAAAGTTGAAAATTAGGGTATAATTTAAAGTTTTCTAAATCTTTATCAATTTTTTGTAGATAACTCAATAAAACATATTGTTTGTGTTCTAAATCAATAGGTTCTTGAAACGGCCAATTTGTTTCCATACTTAAAAATGTAAGAAAAAGTTCCTAACCTGTAAATAAATTAATTGTATCTAAAGATAACAAAATTAAGTTCTTTCACAATCACTTCGTCGTGGTCACCATCATAACTTCCAAATATATCACCCCAACTATCATGGTTGATTATATAATTAATAACAGCTCCTTGGTCGACATAATCCAAAATATCACTCTTATCAAGACCAGTATCTTTAAAATAAGATAAAAATTCATCTTCATTATCATCTACCCACATTTCAATAGCCTCTTCAATTTCATTTTCGTCAAAACCACCTTTTGGATTTTCTTTAATATCTTCAATACGTTCTTCTAAATCAGATACTTCTTCTTCTAAACTATCTATTGTTTCTTCATCCAAATCTTCGTTATCAATTCTGTATTGTAATTTAGATATTTTTTCTTCATAAGTTCTAAGATAATTTTCTTGTTCTTTTGTAAGTTTTTCTTCTAATCCATAATCTTCAGGACTATCTCTAACGGGTTCTTCTATATACCATCGTAACCAATTTCTAACTGCATCTGTGTCAAGGTGGTCTTCCCATACCCAACTTGCAAATGCATCATAACCTAATTCATCAATTCTAGATTCAATAGCTTCTCGTGCGTCTTGTTCGATTGTTCTCGAATCAAAAACTATGTATTCATTTTCCATACCCTCTTCTCCTAACCACGTAAATGATTTGCCACCATAATGGTTATAATTGTTAGGATATATATTATATTTGTCTTCCAAAACTATTTCACCGTCTTCTTCAATTTCTTGGGGGTACTTCTTATCTTCTAAGTATTCATATAACGCCTCTGTTTGGTAAGATATTAATTTTCTATTATTTATATTCCAAGCGTCTTCTTTTCTTAATTCATCTAAATAATTGAGTTTTTTTCGTAGTTCTTTTTGTTTTCTAATAATTTCTCTTCTACTTCCATAGTCTCTAATACTTTTAGCTTTATCTTCGTCAAAAACGTCAACGTTGGAATATGATATATCTAAATCTCCATTTATCTTTGATATTAAATTAAGATTTTGAATGTCTCTATTGTAACTGAGATTCAAATTTCCGTCAATTATGATTCTTTTATTTCTATATTGAGGTAATCTGAGAATATTTGAAACATCATAATTTACATACTTCAATAGTTCTATCAATTCACTAGCTGAAATAACTACTTCATCTTGCTCATTTTCTAAAATAATTTTTCTTATAATATTTTTGTAAGACATATTTTTATAAATATTTAAAAAAATAGAATTGATTAATTAAATTATTGATTTAAAGTAGTAATCAAAGATATTTATAATAAACTAAACTAATTAAAAATTTTAGCCATGGCAGGATGTGGATGCAAAAACAACCAAACTCAAACACAGACTCAACAAACTCAAACACAAGCACAACAGTCAACACAAACTGTTAAAAGTGCTGTGACAAAAATTGTTGAAAAGTATTACAGTAAAAAGTAATTAGTATTTAACTTAATTTTTTTTTTACATAAGATTGTAAAAAATAAAAAGGTTAAATATTAAAAATGTCACAAATTGAAATCAACAACCCTTTAGATGGGAAAAGATTATGTAATACTTTAGCAGAAATTGTTGTTAAAAAATTAGAAGAAATAACTCCTAAATGTAAAACTGAAATAACGGTATTTAATCACAGGAGTTTTTTTATTGTTAATGGTTTTACAACATCAACTAAAACAATAAACATTGCCGAAACATTCAAAGATTATTTAAAAAACTTTAATGACAAGTTATTTGAAACTATCAAAGTAATTGATGTTATAAAATTTGTCGATGTTTTAGTAGTAAATCCCCTTAATATAAATTTTAACTACAACAAAAGTTGTGTTAATACTGAAAAAAAACTAACAACATTAGTAGATGATTTTTTTAATAAAGGATTAAAAACTAATTTAAAAATTGATTTAGAAAGTAATGTAATTTTTTATCAATGTTCGGATGATGATTCTTTGTTTATTGAACAAATAAAAACTATTTATCCCGACTTTGAATTGATAAAATATAATTTTGAAAATATCGAATATTGTTCTGATAAAAAATATGGTTTGTCGTTTGGGTCTGAAAAACTATACCATTATTTGGGGGACTACATTTCAAATCACTTATTTAGTAAGTCAATATCTAACAATTTAGAATTTTGTATGTATAGTAATGAAAACTATGAAGATATTAATTCAGAAAACATTATTTTTAAAATAACTAATGGTGACCATATTGTAAAAACAGAATGGTTAGAATCATTAGTTCTTGACGTTTTCCCGTTTGATAAAAATTCATTATTAGATACTTTTTCTGAAGAAAATTTAGAAACAAAAACTGAAGAACTTGATTTAATTAATGAACTTATATTATTCTGACAAATATTTGTTAACTAACTCTAAAGCCTCTGTGATACCTTCATAATCATCATCAGGGGCTAAAAGTTTAACGTTTGAGTAATCTTCTTGATTTTCTTCTAAAGTCATTAACATAAGTGCAGGAACAAACTCATTATTTTTAGCTTCGGCAAACGCTTCATATTCTTCCTCATATTCATGTATATCTCTATCAATATATATTATATTGTTTTTTTCGAACAATTCTTTCAAGTGAACACAATGTGGACAACCTTTCATACTAAATAAAATCACAAGTTTCATATACTATCTATTGTAAAAAATTTATTAAGACCAACTAATAACATATCAATTTTAGATAAGTTATCTGTTAAGATATTTATTTTATAGGTTTTTTCGTTTTTATTTTTTTGAAAATATATTAGAATTTCGTGTTTACTCCATCTAATTGCACCTTCAATATATTGATGTTTTGAATCATACAATGAGTTAGACCATACAAGACTACCTTTCGTTATTAATTGGTTTAACCCATCATTTGTTATATTTTTTGTTTTTACACAATTTGGTCTTAAATTGTTTTTAAACAATGATTCAAAAATATCATAAACATAGTCTGGCACAAATTCTTCTTTTTCCATAATAAGGAATAGTTTTTTATTTATGGAAGTAAATCTTCAAAAAAATTGTTATCTCCAACTGGTAAATAGTCTTGTTCTAAAATTTGGTGTTGCCATGTATTTAATTCTTCAGTTTCATTTTCCCATTTTGGTAAAAGGTTAACTATTTTTGTTTTTGAATTTTCCGCGATTTGGAATGCGGATACTTGTTCAATAACTTTTCCGTTTCTATACTTTTTAACCATAGTAGGTAGTTTTAAAGTTTTCAACTTATAAAGAAGGTTAATATTTGCCAATTGTATATTTGCCACTTCTGAAAATTCTAATGACGGTTGGTAGTTGTATTTAGCTCTTTCTTGAACATTCAATACTTCATCACTTCTGAATTGATATTCAACCGTAATTCTGTCCTCCCCATCTTTAGAGTCTTTTCTAATAGAAAAAATTATGCTGTCAGCTCTTTCAACGTATGTTCTCACGCAATTTTTTTGATGTTGCGATTCTTTTTCATAATCCCAAGATGTTTTTAACAAAACTGGATAATATATTTCACCTTGGTGTGGTATTGGTGATTCTAAACTATCAATGTCTCCGTAGAACCTTTCAATTTCGCCTGTTCTATAAGACTGAATTAATCTACTCCATTCTTCGTGTTCAGCATTAAACTCGTGAATAGAATTAAATTTCATTTTTACATTTTCACCAAGTTTTTTTAATTTTCTTTTGAAATTAATGTGTTCACATAATGTTGAAAACAAGTAATTGTCCATATTTTCACATAACAAAACAATCCTATCTTTTTCTTTATCTGTTAATTCTAAACCTTTAAATAAATAATTATCTTGATGTGGTTGTGTTAGATGATAACAATCAGATGGTGAATCAATATCTTCAGGTTTTAACTGTCTTTTTAATGTTTCCTCAAAAATTTTTACATCCAATTTATTGAATCTATCAATTCCTAAAATTCGATATAAATATACCATTCTTTCAAACTCTAAACACTTAACCTCATTTAGTATTTTTTTGGCTTTACTTCCTTTGATTTTCAATAAACTCATAAATGTATCTACAAGATTCATATTATTTTTTCTTAAATCTTTAATAGATACAAAAGTGCCGGAAAGTTTAATCCATTCGTTTGGTAATTTAACACCTTGTATTAGGTATTTTGTCAAACTATAAAATGAAAAAGCACTATTTGTTTTGAAGTTTTGAGGGTTTTTTAGTTCTAACTTTTCCCAAATTTTCCCTAAAAAGAAATACAGGTAGCTTTGGGCATCAATTGTTTCATGAATTTTTAAAGCATAAATTATATTATACATATTATTACTAGTTGGATTCACTTTCATTGATGTTCCAATTTTCTTTTTGTTTTTACCATTAAAAGTTCCAAGATAGAACAATTTTGTTTTGAAATTGAATGTCAAAAAGTTAGTTTGTTTTCTAACCACAAAATACCGATTAGATAAAATCCTATAACGTACGTAAGACTGAGACTTTAAGGAAATTGAATCTTCGCCTTCTTCAACATATATTCTTTTACGTTGGAAGTGCAGTTCCGCCATTAAATTGCCATAATTTTTTTCGTAGTCCGCCTCATCAAAAGACTGATAATCATCAAAATATTTTAAATTTTTTTTTGTAATAAAGTTATCGAAAAAGTTATCAAAATTATCTATGGGTTCAATCGGACAGTAGTTTTTGAAAACTCTTGTATTGAATGTTTTGATTTCAACAAACTTATGAAATGTTTTACCTTCTACTTGTAGCATAATTACAAATGTATATAATTTCTAAATGAAAAACAACTTAATTTAGAAATACTTTACCCATATGGTGGTGCATAAAAAGTGTGACGTTTTTTTCTATATTTTTTTTGTCAGGTCCTTTTTTTATTTGAAGAATGATTTCAATCATTTGTTTTCTTGTTGGTGCCAATTCTTTTTTATCTTTATCATTTAATTCGCAGACTTTTCTTACTTTTTGAAAAAAAACATCACTGTTGATGTCACCAATAAGTATTTTTAATTGTTCGGGATTTTTGTCAAAAAAATTGACAAGGTTTGCCATATAGATTTCAATATCAACGTTACTCATAAAGACAAAGTTAGTTAAACTTTACTTAATTGTGAAATTTTTAATTAAAAATATGTAATGATGAGTCTTCTCCGATATTTTGTAAACTTTCAGGTAATGCGTCTTTATTACTTCCTTTAAGGTTAATAATTGAAAGTCTTGGTAAATCTGCAATACAATTAGGTAATTTTTGTAACTCTGGATTATCAGGTAAAGACAAGAATTGTAGTTTTTTTAGATTACAAATTGAATCAGGTAACGATATAACACATCCAACTAAGTGAATAGCCGTAAGATTTGTTAATTCACCAATCATTTGTGGAAATTTGAATTTTAATTCTGAGCCTCTAGCTATAATTTCAAGTCTCGTAATGGTTTTAGGTAAACTGTTAATAAATTCTTCGGTTCCATATAGTGCCATAAATTTGGATGCCGGGTCTTTAGGGTAATCAACAGTGGCCTTGTTTTTATCAACACCTTGCAAAATATTTTCCATCATTTCAGGTTTGAAATATCCTTTCAAATCTTCATTATTTTTCAAAAACTCAACAAGGTCAATTTGCCTGTCATCCGCATCCATAAACTGTTTGTCTTGGAAATGGAATTGATATCTGTTTGCCGGTAATCCTGATACATCACCTAATTCTTTACCAAAATTTTTAAATGGAGTTGGCGAATTTGGAATAACAACATACAGTGGCCCTCTTGATAAATAAGATTTCCAATAACTAAGACCAGGTGAAGAGGTACACCATCTTGTTTCACCTTTACTTGGTTCGTTGTGGGAACCACCATAAAAACAAGCGGCATCTTTACCTAAATCATCAGTTCTTGTAATTTTTACTACCGTCCAATTGGAAAGTCTTGTAACATTATCAGCGCCTGGATGTGAATATGTTTGTGAGGCTTCTTTTTTCTCTTCTTTAGACGCTTTGGTTTTTTCTAGGCTGAAATCTTTTACTTGGTCGTAAAGTGTTTCTGGTGTTAACTTATTGATGTCTCTATATTCTTGAGGTAATTTGTTTTTATTTCTTTCAAACTTCATCAAATCTTGAGTTGTTTTATACAAATCTTCTAAAAACAAATCTTGCCATTCCTTAATTGCTTTTTTGACTGCAGGACTATTAGGGTCGGTAATAGCACTTTCGAATTCAATTTTTGGTGATACAAAATTTTTCAACAACCATTGGGTGTACTTACCAATTTTAACGTTGTCCATTTTTTCAACAGTTACATTATCTTCAGTCATACCATCAGGAATTTTTGATGTGGGGTCTCCTGCAATAATTTTGAATAATACTTGTAAAGGCATCATTCCTTTTTGCCCTCTTTCCTTTGGTTTAACGTATTTGTCAAAAAGAACTTGAAATCTTGAACTTTCAAGAATTATATCTCTTAAAATATTGGTAAATCTAATAGCCATTTTAATTATTTTATATATAAATATTATGAATTTTAGAAAATCAAAATTAATAGTTCATTATTAGTAATTCTTCACCCATGTTTTGTTTTTCACCTTTCTTAGCTGCTGCCGCTTTTGCAAACTCTTTTTTAACCCAAGTGTATTGGTCTTCAGGAAACCATTCAGATAATAAGGGGAAATTATAGTAAGACATACCAAACTTACCATTTACTTCTTTCAAAACATTAGCCAAACGCTCATGGTCTTGTCTATCGAAATCATGATTGGAATAGTAGTTTTCAGTTTTCCAGTAGGGGGCGTCTATATAATGGAACGTATTTTCACTATCATATTTAGTAATAACGTCGGCAAAATCCATGTTTTCAACATCAGTTATATTTAAAAAATGTTCAATCCAATCAGGTTTATTTAATTTATCTCTAAAGGTTAAATATTTTGATTTGTATTTACCTTTTAAATCGATATATGATGATGTCTCAGGTTTGGACCCTGAAAATACTTGTGTAACAATGTAAACATATTTAGCTGCGGTTTCATAATCGTAATCGGTCACGCTGAAATCTTTGTTAAATATTTCGGACTGAAAGTTAATAAATTGTTCTTTAAGATGAATAGGGGTGTTCTCAACCCCTTGTTGTTGACACTCAATAGAGTTGATTGCTCTCAACAATTCATGTGGATTCTGAACACATTTAAATAAATTATAGTTGAGATTATTGAAATCATTATAGACAACTCTTTTTAAATTAGGGAACCGCTTTAAATCCATATTAAAATAACACCACATCATACCCCCAAATCCCTCGGTATATATTTCCATATTTTTTGGGTAAAATTCGACAATCCAGCGGCCAATTTTTGATTTACCTCCTATCCAACTTAACATACTTTCAAAATTTAAATTTATATTCAGATTCAGGGTTTCTTGGAAACCTTGATAATTTATTAAATGCAATATAACTCACGTATTTACCAAATGTAGTTAAATTATTTTCCTTAATCAATTTTAAAAACTCATCTTTACTCACAAAGTTATAATTGATTTTGTCAAATTTATTTTTTTTTCTTTCTAAAGAAATAGTATCGTTATTATAAATAATTTTTTTGAATTTGATGATATCACTTATGTTAGTGATTGATAGAATTTTTATTTTACCTTGACTATAAATATTAATCTTAGAAATATCAAACTTAAGTAAATATTTTTCTAAGGATTCTATAAAATTTTGATTTCCAACAATTGACACTTTATCCCATTTACCTTTAATTTTACTAATACATCCGTCACCATCAAAATATCCTCTGATGAAATGACACATAATTTCATCATTCAATTCGGGAAGTAATATTTTAAACGTTTTGTTATTTACACATCCGAGTTCAAAAAGTTTTTTGACCATTATATTCGAATAAACTGTCACAGAACAAAATTTAGATTTATTATCAACTCCACATTTTATAAATTTATTACATCCCAAATCTTTAAGAAACAATTCAATATGATTTTTATCGGTATCTTTAAGTTTTAATTTTAATTCACCACTTTTACCATCTTTCATTCTAGTATATCCATCGGCATATAAAAACCCTAACCAATATGATGATTTTTCATTCAACTCGTGAAAAAAATATTCATTAAAATTATATTTTCTCATAATGTTTTTTTACTAATTCTTGTATAAATTTAGAAATACTTATTTCTTCATTTTTCATTTTATCAAAAAGATATCGGTCAATACTAATACCGTATTTTACTTTTTTATTTTCTTCATTTTTTTTTGGTCTTCCTGGTTTACCCATATTATATAAATATCAATTAATATAAAAAAGTGCGTCAAAAAATAAATATTTTTTTGATATTTATTTTCAACTAACACATAATTAAATTATAGGTATGAAAAAAGAAAAAGCAACAGAAGTAGGATGTAGTGCATGTAAAAAAGGAATGTCAGGCTCACAAAAATGGATTACAGTATTGGCGGTTTATATGTTGATTGCCGCAGTTTATGGGACTATTGAAATTATTAAAAATATTGTTTCTTTATTTTAAAATATTTTCTATTTGTTCTTTTTGTTCGTTTGTGATTATAACATTATTAACACTTAACTTAACGTATAAATTACCTACCCCATTACTCATTTTATACCCCTTACCAATTAATCTAAGAGGTTTGTCTGTGTCAAAATTTTCAGGTAAATTTATCTTAAGTGTTCCGTCTGGATGTGGTATTTCTAATTCTTTATTAGTTAAAAAATCAACAACATTCATTTTATAATAATATATTAAATCGTTTTGAGATTTTTCAAAATTATTATTTTTAACACAAATAACTTTCAAAATTAAATCTCCTCTACCAAACTTTGGAATTTCGTCACCACTATATTTCATTCTCATAAAATCTCCATTATCAACATTTTTAGGAATTTGGACGTTAAACTTTGTGGTGTTTGATACTACTCCATTTCCGTAACAAACCTGACATGGATTTATCAAAAATTCACCAACACCTTTACAATCCGTACAGGTCGCTTGTATTTGTGTTTTAAAAAAACCAGTACCGACTGTTTGAATGATGAATCCTCTACCTGCACATCTATTACAAGTTTTTTTATTTCCACCAGTCCCATTACAAGTATTACAAGATTGATTTATATCTACTTCGATTGTTTTTTCAACCCCCTTGTAAGATTCTTCTGCCGTTACAACAATATCAACAATTTTATCAGCAGGTTTTGGTTTTCTTCTACCTTGACCCATCATTTCTTCAAATATTGACCCAAAATCAAAGTCACCACCCCCAAAAGGGTTTTTTCTTTTTGTATCGTAGTTTTGTCTTTTTCTTTCGTCACCTAACACTTCATAAGCTTCAGACAATTCTTTAAATTTTTCCTCACCCTTAGAGTTTACATCTGGATGGTATTTCTTACTTAATTTTTTATATGTTTTTTTTATATCGTCTTGTGTTGCGTTTTCGTCAACCTCTAAAATTTGGTAATAGTTTTTCATAATGTCTAATTTTATAATAGTACTTTTTAAAAATAGGAAAAAAAGAAAAATTATCAAACGTTATTCCACAGAAAAAAAAGCAACCGACTTTTATAAAGTTTTAATAAATAAAAATACAAAAATACTTTTTGATAAAAAAGTAGAAAACGCAACCCCATCTTCATTTCATATTGCTCTTCTAACAAATAAAACAAACGTTCAAGATACTTTATATTTTGTTGATGATATGGGTCGTAACAACGTTGCAAAGTTGGATAATGAAAATTATGTTTTTTTAAAAATTGACAATTATAAGTTAGAAGAAAAAATTTATGATTATCAAAGTAAAACTAAAATAGGTTTTGACGAATTTTTAAACACTTATTGTAAAAACAGTGAACTTAAAAACATTTTTACTTTGAACAATAAAATTTGTGTTCAGGTAAATGAAGAAATTTCCATTTTTTCAACAAAAGAAATTGAAGAATGTCATAGGTTTTTGGACATTTTAGAAAAATTATTTTATCAAAACTCAAGAAATGATGCCATTTTTGTAAGGGATGTTTCTATTACCCAAAGAAAATGGGTTTATAATGTTTTAACAGAAAAAGGGCACAGTAAAAGAAATTTGTACAGACACAAAACTACTTTTTCAAAAAGGTAAACTCTAAATTAGATATTTGAATCACACATTTTTTTTCGTTTTGATTAATCATTAGATGTTGTAATAGATTAGAAAAGGTGCCCTCATCTAAAGACACCTTTACTTCAACTTTTTCATTTTTTATGAAAGAACTTTCAATTAAATCTGAAACTTGTGCCAATTTTTCTAAGTCGTCCCTAAAGCCCTTTTGATTCTCTCCCATAAGGTTAATTTTTTTGTTACGAATATTGTATTCTTTATTTCTGACGGTTTGAAATTCTTAATTTCTGAAGAAAACTTTTTTTTTAAGTCTTCATTTATCTTGTTGGACTTTTCTACTTCCTCCTTCAGTGATTTCATTTCCTTGAGTAACGGATGTAAGTTTTTGTTTTGTTCCATTGGTGTTTAAAGTTGTTAATTCGTTAGTGTCAAATTTTAAAGTCCTTAGTGTGTCAATATCACCGCTTTCAAAAATATTTTTTAGCTCGGTAACTTTTAATTTAAATAATCTTTCTTTTTCTTCTCTCTCTAAATTTGTTGATACAACTAAATCGATAGTTTTTTCAATAATATCAATAAGAGAAGGATTGTTTTCACAAACAAATGATGTAACTAAGTTCGAATCATTATCTTGATTTTGTAAAATCTCTACACTTTCAGGTGCTTTTTTTAACATTGACCATGTTGTTGGAAAAGTCATATCAAAAGTTATATAGTTTCTCAAAACCCTAACTGATTTGAGGTATTTTTCCGTTTTGTTTATAAAGTTGCTATAAATCATAAAATCATTATTAAATAAGTTAATATATATGATATTGATAAACCATAATATAGTTGTTCGTATTTTTTAAACTCATAAGGTATTGGTGGGTTAGAAAAAACAGACCGGTAAAAATTGAATACGAATCTTAATAATAGTAATATACAAAAAATAAAACAATATATTAATAGATAATTAATCATTCTTTTCTTTTTTGCCGCTATTTAAAATTTCAGTTCTAAGTATCTGTGATAAACTTTTTAATTGTTGGCAAGTTTTTCTAGCTCTTATACCTGCAGACTTATTTCCATTGTAAAATTTTGTAGTGTCGACTGATAGTTCTTCAACTAATGCTTTAATTTGTTCTAAAGTTTCCATTCATAAGTTTTTATTCATTTATTTATTTTCTAATTTAACCACTGGTTAAATATTGTAAACACTAGTCTATAAGATTTACAGACCTTTCCAACATCTTATATATTTCTGTAAAAATTTCAATGTCAGATTTACTTTTAGGTGTGTCTAAATCAAACATTTGATTGAAAAATTTATCAATTGTTTCTTTTACTTTTTCATCTTTTTGGTTATAAAAAGTATCAAAGAAAAAACTTTCGAAAAAAATAATGTCTTTATCACTTAAATTGAATTGAATATTTTCTTTTTTAAAACTTTCTACTGTTTTGCTTAAACACCAATTGAAATGTTCTTTATTTTGTTGTTCTGTCATTCCAATTTTGGTTTCTGTAGGTTCGTTATGGTCATCACCCAAATATGTGATTTTAATTAAACCATAAAAAGAAAAACAAAAATCTCTGAATAGTTCTGTATACTCTGGTATGATATTATTTGCCAAATACCAAGCAACAACGTCTTCTTTTTCCATTGGTTTGGCTAACCAATCAAAAAAATTCCCCATGTTATTAGATAACGACATGGGAAAAATATAACATAAGTTTAATAAAAATGAATTTAATTATTGTGTTTTCCTACTATAACCAATTAAACTTTTCATTTTTTCCATTTCAGTGATAACTTCACTACCATTAACTGACTCTAATTTCATCATAATTTTATTAGCGCCCGACTCAGAACCGCTCTTATCTGAAACCACAGGTTGCGGTGCTTTGTTATAAGCCTTTTTCTTGAGTTTAGCTAAATAATTATTTTTACGTACTTTATCTCTAATGTCGTTAACAGGAGTTTCAACAGCATTTGCCCACTTAGGGTTATTTCCTGTTTCAGATGACCCCTTAATGTACTTAGAAACTCTCTCATCGTTTGGTTCGAAAGTATCGTAATCTAAATTCTCTAAAGAAAATGCGGTATAGTTTGTTATATACTCATCAACAGTCTTAGATGGGACATAAGCCATTTTATCCATTTTAACAAGTTCTCCATTACCTTTGGGAAACCCTTTGGGTGACATTTCGTATTTACCTTTAGAACCTGTTTTAAGGTAATCTTTCATTTTTTTAACAACACTATCAATATAATCCTTTTCTTGTTTTTTTGATTGTTCAAGTGAAGATTTTAAGTATGTATCGGCCTTTATTGATTTTTTTCTTTTTTCTTCCATAACAATTGATTCAATTATGTTAATGATTTCACTTTCAGTAAAAATTAATCTAGATTCCTCGACTTTTGCTTTACCTTTTCCTGGCCAATCTTTTTTTGCTCTTTTAGCAAAATAAAGTTGTCCCATTTTTTCTCTACTTGAACTCGGTACTTTTTTGCCCAATCTTTTGAGTTCGGCGTTTCTTTTCTTTAATTTTTTAATTGCTGAATCAACTTCTTCAATAGTCATGTCGGCATATTCACCAGTTTGTTTTACCTCAACATCTCCTTTCCATTTTTCAGTGATGTAAGATTCTTCAACAGGATATGTTTTACCACCAACCTTAAAAGTTTTATAACCTCTTTCACGTGCCGATGATAATGCTCCTGAAAATGCGTTACCTTCTTCAACATCTTCTTCTTCTAAATCTAATTCATATAAAGTTTCTTCAACTTCTTTTTTCATAGAGCTTAGAGCTTTAAAATCTGCACCTGTAATTTTTCCGTATGGTTTGGCTTTATCAATTTTTCTTCTACCATCCGTAAAACCCTCGTAGTCATCTTCATGCATCCAACCATCTGAGATTTCATCCTCACCTGTTTCAGTAACCCCATGTTTTAACTTGTTGGGATACATTTTAGTTTTAAGTTTCCCTATTCTTCCTTTGTATTTGAAAGTTTCATCCAAACCACCTTTGTCTTTATTATCTTCGTCAGGTGATGGGGCGTTCCACTTATCATCTTCATCATCAAAATCAGAATATTCATCTTCCATACCAAGGTACTTATTAATTTTTTTTCTTTTTTCGGGGTTCATGTTGGAAAAATTTAAATCACCAAATAATGGATGTCCGTCATCCATTCCTCCTAATTCTTGAATATTTCCTTCGTACTTATCTCCACATTCTATACATTCTCCTTCGTACATCTTACTTCCGCACTCTGAGCACATTTGTTTTTTCATGTCTTTATTTTCAAATATTTTATTTTTTATACTTAAAATCCTTTTATCTAATTCCTCAGATATTATTTGTTTTGTAACGTTTTTTATATAATCATCCATATTAATAAATATTAGTGTTAAAGAAAAAAACCTTAAATATTATCAATAAGGATTTTTAGTATTTTTTCTTCAGTTAAACCAGTTCTATATGAAACATTTATAATGGCCTCTTTTAGTTTCGATTTTTTCTTTTTTGGAGTTTTTTTTGTTAGTTTAAAGCCAAAATCACCTGTTTTACTAAAATCTAATGAATTGATATCCCCTTGGTTACAGTACGGAAAAGTCTTACATTTTTCTTTTGGTTTTACAAACATACCGCCAGGTAGTTGTGTTTTTTTTGATGGCCCCCAATTATCAAGGTTTTTAGCCAAAAAAGAGGCTCCCTCATAAGAACCTGAAGACGATGCCCCGGTAGCTTCAGTTGCTTCAATTTTTTGACCCTCATCTTCTTCTTCACTAAAACTAATTGCCGGTGAAAAACTACCTGCGGAGCTTGCACCCATACCTTCTTTTGGTTCTTTTTTTATTCTTTTATATTCTTTTTTTGCCTTTTCGTCTTTTGAAAATAAACTAAATATAGGTCTACTGATTGTTGCCGATTTTTCTTGTAAAATTTCTTTGAGTGCGTTTTCTATTAATTTTTCTGGACTTATATTTCTCATAATTATAATTTTAAATTTTTAATTGTACCGGTCCAATTAGCTCTTTGTCTATAAAGTTCAAAGTAAAATTCAGTGAATGCTTTGGAAATAAACTCAGTAATGTCTCCTCTTAACTTTCCTTTTTGTATTTCTTTTTTTATTAATTCAACCATCTGATTTTCAAATTGTTTCAATGTGTTTGAATTAAAAAAGTTTTGTATTTCTTTTTTTATAATTCTTTCAACTTCTTTCTTATCTGTTTGAGAAAGTGCCATTATTTCATAATACTAAATACCGTTAATGTTGTTAAAAGAACCCCACTTAAAATTTGTGTTACCGTATTTTTAACTTTCAATTTTTTAACCTCTTTTCTTAATTTGTCATTTTGTTCAGAAATTATTTTAAATTTTTCTTCCGTATTATTAACTATTTTATTACTCAATGAATCTTTTTCTTTCCAAACAAGAATACTTTTATCTAAAAAATAAATTTTGTTATTCAATTGTTTTATTTCTTCTTTATCTAACTTGGATAGTTCTTTTAATCTGTCGTAATCATTAAGGTCCAATAATATTTTTTGTGCAACATGATATGGTATGCATAATTCTGATGTGTCAGTTGGTTTTATTTTTTGAGTCATTCCAAAAAAACTAACTAACATCACTAATGTAAACAAAACAATTTTTTTCATAATTTAAAAATTATATCTTTTTCTCAACAGACTATCCACTTGTTTTTTATCTGCGGTTTTTATTTCTTCTTTTTTTTGTGTGTAATAATTATTTACCTCTTTTTTTTCAATCTTAATGTTCGAT